CTGTTGGCCGAGACCTACGGGACCAGCCTGGCGTTGGCGCAGGAGATCTCGGACTACTTCAACGGGCTACACCGGGATCTGGTCAGCGGGCGGCGGCTGCCCAGGATCGAACAGAGGAGGCCGTGATGTCGGTCGGCGAACCGTGGCAGGACAAGAACGGCCAGTGGATGGTCCCGACCCGGGTTGAAGGCGGCGACGGGGACGATGCGCGGGTGGTGGGGATGGGTTGGGCTCCGTTGACCCCGGACCATCCGCTGTACGAGCAGTGGCTGCAGTACATCCGGGCTGGTTGGGCACGCGAGGTCGACGCCCGGATCAGCTAGAATGGCAGGATCCCCCGGGATGGGGGGGCTGGCGTGATGCCGGCACCTTGCGAACAGGAGCGGTCGGGATGACCAGACGAGACGGTGTGATCGTGGCCGGGCCGGACGACGACGACCTGGACCCCAACGGCCCGGACGACGACGACGAGCTTGACGAGGACGAACTGGAAACACCGCCGGCCCAGCAGCAGGGGCCGACCCGTGAGGAGCTTCTGGCGGAGGTCCAGCGGCTGCGCCGGGGCAACACCCGCAACAACCGGGAGCTGCAGAAAACCCGCCAGGTCACGGCGTGGATGAAGAAAAACGGCATCACCGACCTCGAGCAGTGGCTGGCCGACCAGCAAACCCCATCCGGCAGCCCCGGCGAGGTATCTGGAAGCCCCACGGAGACACTCGGAACGCCGCCCGGGCATGTCGATAACCCCCCAGCCCCTCCAGCGCCTCCGGCGCCGCCCGCGCCGTCTGAAGCGGAAGTCGAACGGCGGGTCCGGCTCGAGCTAGAACGGCAGCGGGCCCAGGACGAAGAGCGGGTCGACAAGCTCACCAACTCGTTGCGCGCGAGCGCCATCCAGGCAGCGCTGTCCAGCGCCCGGTTCAGCGGGACCGTCGCGACCGCGTTGAAGGTCATCGACCAGTCGAAGATCGAGGTCGACGCCGACGGGAACGTCACCGGGGTTGACGACGCGGTGGCCGAACTGCGGGCGGAGATCCCCGAATGGTTCCGCCGCCCCACCCAGACCGCACCCAACCCGACCCGCAACGGCGGCGGGGTCGACGGTGGGGAGAAGCGTCCGCCGCCTGCGAAGCCGCGACGTTGGGAAGACCAGATCGTTGACCGGTGGCGAGGCGGCCGGTAAGATCGGACCTGGGTTCACACCCCCCCTCACCCGCCCCCGCGCAAGACCCTCCGGGGACCTGGACAGCGAGCCGCCCCCGTGCTCGCCGGTGGTCCGGTCGGCGCGGGGGCGGCTCTATCCCGGGGTGAACCTGTGGGATCAGACGTCCGGCGTGACTTCCTCGTCCGGGGAGTCGGTCGCCGCGAAACCCTCCGCCGCGCCGGCCGTGACGTTGATCGTGTCCTCGATCACGACCGGGGCGCCGCCGCCGTCCGGGGTGGCCGTGAACGTGAGCGCGGCCGCGCCGAGCGCGCCGCTGCCGACAGCCGCGATGACCGCGCTGCCGTCACCGTTGTCGGTGACGTTGATCAGCTCCGGGTTGGCGGTGGTGAACGCCTGGGTGCCGACGAACGGCGCGCTGGCCGGGGCGCCGAACTCGTCGACCGGGGCGTAGGTGCGGGTAAACTTCTTGTCCTGGGCGAGGTCACGCACGGTGTGGATCCTTCCATCTGTGGTGGGTACCGCTGGGGTGCTGTTGGGCACCCGGTCGGATGCGACGGTGTCTCTGTCAGTTCCGTCGTGCAGCTGGAACTGGGGGCGTCGGCCCTTGACAATGCGTCGCACCTGGAGGAATGTGTCACCCTCGTCGGTGACCTGCCCCAGCGGGTAGAGGTCGCTTAGCACTGCGCCGGCTCCCCTCTCTTGTCTCTGGCATCGTACCACCGGCTACCGTCGGCTGCCCGTTCGTATCGGTACGCCATCCGCCGTTCGGTCACCCGTGGGTATGACTGTCCCCGGTGTTCACCCTCCGCCCAACAGAACACCCCCCGGCCTGTCCGCGACGGACGGTGCAGCCGGGGGGTGAACGGTCGGGACATCAAGCCCAGGGCAGGTACCACAGACTGGCGCCGCTGCCGAACCCCTCGGCGCAGTTCGTGGTCTGCCTAACGTACGTGCCGAGGCCCGGGTCCTCCTCGGTCAGGCACTCGTTCGAGTAGGCGTTGCGCAGCTTGAACGTGTTCGGCAATCCAGCCGGCCCAGGCTCGAGGTTCCACTGCTCGACGAACGAGGACCAGTCGCAGCCCCACTGGATGATGGTCGAGCGGTACAGGCTCGCAACGCCCGGCGCGGTGCACCATAGGTTGTGGCCGGGCCGGACGAAGTACATGTTCGAGAACGCACCGTCGGAGAACCAGAACTTCTGGTTCCACGAGCCCGACGTGGGGCCGCAGATGTTCACAGTCAACTGCTCGCCCATCTGCATCGACGAGTGCGGGACTTCCAGGCACAGGCCCGTGTTGTAGTTCACGATCCGGTGCAGGTAGTCCCCCGCGTGGGCGGGCGCCGCAACCGCAACCGCGACACCGGCCCCCACCAACGCAGCCGTGAGCAGCGCGGCAACCCTCTGCTTGATCTTCACTTCCCCTCCTTCACCGGCGACGCGTCGACCGGCGCTTCTTGCCCCCGACTGCCATACCCGGGTACCGTGCCCGGACCGCCGCCGCAACCCGAGCATACACCCCGTTACGGCGGGCGTACGCCAATGCAGTCCTGGCGTGGGCTCGGTCGTGGATCGGGTATTTGCGCGTCTTCGGATACACGAACGCACTCGCCGGCAACCTGCGGCGAGACGCCGCCGTCAACTTCGCCATACGACCAACGGTACTCCCGACGCACCACGTGTTACAATGGCTGCGGCAGAGCACCTGTTCGACCTCGTGTCAAGTGGCTGCGACCCTGCCGGTTCGTGATGAACCCGGCCCCTGCTCGCGATGAGCGAATCCCAGTTGAATCTCGGATCTCGCTGCGACAGCGGGAAGGAGTCTACACGTGAGCAAGACTGCACTGCCCGAATGGGTCATCGGCCTCGACGAGAGCAACGAAGGCCCCCAGTATCGCCCCGGCACCATCGTCGGGTTCCGCAAGGACGGCACCCCGCTGTACATGGTGGCCGGTGGCGCCGCCGCGAACGTCGCCGACTGGATCCCGATTGAGTACGACTCGGAGGTCATCCAGCGGGTCCTGATGGAGTCCGCGATCGAGCGGTTCGGCAGCCGCGTCCCGATGCGGTCCAAGACCAAGTCCATCCCGCGTTCGGCCGGGATCACGGTCACCGCCGGGACGACCTACGTCGACGACACCTCGACCAACGACGAGGTCACCATCACCGCCCGCCGGTTCATCGCCCGGTTCAAGATCGACGAGGACGACCTCGCCGACGCTTCGACCCGCATGGACGTGATCCGGACCAAGGGCATCGACTGGGCGATCTCCTACGCCGACGTGTTCGACAACGCGTGCCTCGCGGTCACCGGTGCTGAGAACGGCACCACCGTCCCGTTCACCTCGGTGTACCGGGCGCTGCGTTCGACCAACTCCGACACCAGCTACACCGCCGACGACAACTACCTGCAGTGGGATGACGACCTGATCAACATCCCGGCCACCCCGCTCGGGACGTCGCTGTACGAGAAGCTGTCGGCCCTGTTCAAGAAGGTCGAGACCGGCAAGTACTGGTCGCCGGCCGACATGCTCGTCATCGCCCACCCAGGGTGGCGTGACGCGCTGCGGCTGTGCCTGGACGCGCAGGGCCGGCCGATCTTCCAGCCGGGTGTCGGGTTCGGCCTGCCGGGCAACGGCACCCCGGATGCGCTGTTCAACACCCCGATCGTGTGGACCCGTGGCGCGAAGACCAGCCCGACCAACACCGGCTCGCCGGGCGGCAACGACGTGCTGTTCTTCGCGAACGCCCGGTTCCTCAAGCGCGGCGACCGGTCGGGCCCGGAGACGCTGACCGACGACGCGCGGGCGCAGGACGACACCGACGACTACGCGATCAAGTTCCGCACCCGTCGCGGGTTCGTGGTCTCGCACGAGAAGGCGATGGCGGTTCTGGAGCGCATCACCGACTAACGGCACCCCCCGTTCTCGGGGGCCGGTGTTTCGGGGACCCCGACCCCCGAGCCCGGCCCCCGAGCCGTATCCGGCTGGTACACTGGTGGCGACGGCGGACAATCGGAGTCGGGAGGACCAAGTGGGTGTGTACGACGACTGGAAGCAGCCGCAGCTGCAGGCCGAGGCTGGCAAGCGGGGTCTGTCCGCAGGCGGGTCGAACGACGAACTGAAGGCCCGGCTCGAGGACGACGACGACAAGCAGCGGATCGCGGCGTTGCTCGGCGACGACGAGCCTGACACCGAGCCGCCAGCGGCCGGACAGACACCACCCGCCGCCCCCGACCCGGAGCCGACAAACAAGGACGAACCGAACCCGCCGCTGAAGGAGTACACCGCGAAGTTCGAATGTCGCGGCGAGCTGTCGACCGGGACCCACGAAGACAACCGGCTCCGCGCCTACGACCAGGCCGTCCGCGCCGGGCACACCCCACGCGGCGGGCTCGCCGCAGCGTACCGGTCCGGGTTCGAAGACGTCAAAGGGGTCCGGCACGCCGTATACAAGGTGACCCTCACGAAGCAGTAGGAGGCCGCCGGTGACCGCACCACTCGAGGCGTGGGCCGACAGCGACGACGTGGACCTGTGGACCGGTATTGCCGTCGACGACGACGCTGTCCTGCGCGCCCAGGACATCATCGAGATCTTCGCCGGCACCACCTGGCTGGCCACCGATCAGATCTCCGAGCGGAACCTGCGGCTGTTGAACCGGGCCGTCGCATACCAGGCCGCGTGGATGGCCAGCCGACCCGACATGTACAGCCATTTCGACGTCGATACGGTCTCGCAGGACGGGGCCAGCTTCACCCCTGCCACGGTTAACGCCCAACTTCTCGCCCCCCTGGCGCAGCGGTGTCTGCGCCGGCTCACCTGGGGTTGGAAGCCGCTGCGGGTCCGGCGCGGATACAACCACCCGGACTACACCGATCTGGGCCCGCGCGATTCGGCTGTGGCCGACGTCGACAAGATCTGGGCCCCGATGTGAGAGCGGTCGCCACCACCG